CATCGTTGATTTAGCCGGCAATCTGGTGCGCAAGTCGCGGCAGTATACCCGAGCGATGGCCGACTTTAGTCGCAACAGTCGCGGCCAGCTCAATGGCCTGAACCGGGGCGCCCGCAGGTTTGGTCGCACGCTGGGACGGCTGTATAATCGCTACACGGCGCTCATTGGCCTGGGCAGCGCCGCTGCTGCCGTGGGCAATGTCATTAACCGCGATGCCAGGCTCACCCAGCTGCAAACCGACGGTCGGGCCACGGAAGAGCAGATACAGCGCCTCAAAAAGGCCATGTTCGAGCTGGCCAGTGACCGTAACATACGCCTGGACCCGGATCTGCTCATCGGTGGTGTCGAAGAAATCATCACCCGCACCGGCGACTTTGAATTCGCGATGGAGCAATTACGCAATCTCGCGCTCACCATCCGGGCCACCGGCTCGCAGGGGGGCGATGTCGGCGCCGTATTTTCAAACTTCTACAAGGCGGGTATTCGAGACGCCGAAACGTTGCTTAAGCTCACCGATGCCCTGGTATTGCAAACCTTCCAGGGCAGTGTCGCGTTCCGGGATGTGGCAAAAGTGGGTAACAAGCTATTCGCCCCGGCCGTCGCATCAGGCGGCATCGGCGAAGGCACATTACTCGACGCCGGCGCGGTAGCCCAGATTGTCATCGATGCGGTTGGCTCGCCCGACGAAGCGACCGAGTCAATTAAGGCACTGTATTCATTTCTGGAAAAGAAGGATGTACAAAAAGCCCTTACCGGCGCCGGCATTGCTGTAAAAGGCAGCGGTGGAAAAATCCGCCCACTGGCCGAGTTACTGCCGGAAATATTCACGGCGGCCAAGGGAGACTTTGGCGTGCTAGGCAAGCTGTTCGGCGAATCCGGTGTAAAGGTATTCCAGGGACTGTCTCTGCCCGGCAACATCGAAAAGCTGCAGCAGCTCTCGCAGCTCCGCACAGATGGCAGTTTGCTGCTGCAAAATGCCGCGCTCAATGCGGGCACATCTAAAGCAGCGGTACAGCTAATTTCTAACAAAACGCAAAGTGTGGCGGATGAGATCATAAGTGATCAAGCTAAGACATGGGCTGATGCGATAAACGCATTCGAGACCAACACACCGGGCACCAACCGGCTGGCTGTTAAAGCCGGCATCACAGATGTATTGCCAAGAATGGTCGGCGACAGCTCTGCTTGGTGGAAGAACCTCGTTTTCGGCAGTGAATCGCAAACACCAGGCGGCCAAAACTTCCAGGGCGAAGTGAAGATCGTCATCGACCAGAACAACCGCGCCAAAGTCGCCAGCGTTAAATCCAGCAATAGCAATGTCGCAATCGAAGCGGACACCGGCGTGCAAATGGTGAACCCATGAGCTGGCGCGATCGCTACACCCCCGGCGGCAAATTCCGCGACGCCGCGTTCTGGGTCGAAACCGACGACCTGGAGTTCGGCCGCCGCGTCGTCGTCCATGAGTTCCCTCTGCAGGACAAACCCGTCACCGAAGACATGGGCCGGCGCAAGCGCGAGTTCAGTATAAACGCTTTCGTCGTCGGTCCTGATTACGACTTCGCCCGCAATCGACTTATCGATGCCATCGAGCAACCCGGCCCCGGCGTGCTGGTGCACCCGTACCTCGGCACCATGAACGTTACCATTCTCAATGCGCATAAGCGCGAGTCCACCAGCGAAGGCGGCATGGCCCGCTTCCAGCTCACCTGCATCGAGGGTGGTGAGATCACCTTCGCCTTCGAGCAGCCGGATACGCCCGAGGTCGTTGAGGTCGAGGCGGAACAGACAATTGCTGAGAGCATCCTGGAATTCGGCGAAAACTTCGACGTGCTCACCCAGGCGCAGGAATTCGTCGACGACGTGCAGCAGAGCATCGAAGACGCGCTCGATGCCGTCGAGTCAGTGGTCACCGGCATTACCGACCCCATCACGTCACTGATACGCGCACCCGCCGAGATGGCCTCATCCATCGCCGGCACCCTGGGCAACCTGCGCAATGCCCTGGGCAGCCCGCTTCGTGCGTTGGACATCTATAAAACCCTGTTCAACACCAGTACCGATACGTCGAGCGTTCCGCAGACCACCAGCAATCGCCTGCAGCAGTTGCAAAACATCGACGCAGCCGACGCATTGATACAACGCGTGGCGATCGCCGAGGCCTGCAAGACCGTGGCGATCATCAACTGGCCAACCAAGGATGATGCCATCGCTATCCGCGATGTCATCCTAAATGCCATCGACGACCAGATGGATGCCAGCATGACCGACGGTGTATATAACGGCATGAGCGCTCTGCGTGCTGCCCTGGCTGAAGACGTGCGGATTCGCAGCGCTCGCCTGCCACGGCTGGCCTACGTCACACCGGCCACTACGCTGCCCGCGCTGGTGCTGGCACACCATATCCACAACGATGCCAGGCGCGATGCAGAAATCGTCGGGCGCAACGCCATACCGCATCCGGGTTTTGTTGCCGGCGGCCAGCCCTTGGAATACATCAAAAATGTCTAGCATCGTACTCAAAGCCAACGGCATCGTGCATAGCGGGTGGAAGTCCATCACCGTGCAGCGGTCGCTTGAGCAGCTGGCCGACACCTTCAGCCTCACGCTCTCCGAGCGCTGGGCCGATAACGACCGTCCACGGTCCATCAAGGTCGGCTCGCCCTGCGAAATCGTCATCGACGATGAAAAGGTCATCACCGGGTACGTCGACGACGTGTATCCAAACTATGATGCAGAAACTCACGACATCGAAATTGTCGGCCGCTCCGCCCTGGGTGATCTGGTGGACTGCTCGCTTGAAGACGACAAGCTCAACCAGCTTAAGGATCAAACACTCGACCAGCTGGCGCGCCGTGTATGTAAACCATTCGGCATCGAGGTTATCGTCGCGACTGACCTTGGCAAGCCGTTTAAGAGTCCCACCATCGAGGCAGGTCAAAGTCCCTTCGAGTTCCTGGAACAGTACGCCCGCAGCCGCGCCGTGCGTATGGTGAGTGATCGCGACGGCAACCTTGTTCTAACCCGCACCGGTACCGAGCGCATTCGGACATCGCTGGAATTGGGCAAGAATATCCTCATCGCCAGCGGCGAATTCACCCTGCGCGATCGCTTCGATAAATACACCATTCTCGGCCAGGGCGCTGGCGGCGACCTGGGTTTCGGACCGTCTACATCGGAATCGAAGGGCACGTCGACAGATTCCCGCGTTCCTCGCCATCGACCAATGGTCAGTACAGCAGAAGGCTCAGTCAATAATGACGACCTGAAAAAACGGGCCCAGTGGGAACGCAACACCCGCTTCGGCCGCAGCCAGGCCATCGTCTACACCGTACTCGGCTGGCGCCACGCCGATGGCCTTTGGCAACCGAACACTCTGGTTCCGGTAAAGGATCATTACCTCGACATCGATGGCGATCGCCTTATTGTAGGTGTGCAATTCATCATGGACGAAGACGGCCAACGCACCGAGTTGCAGGTCATGCCTGAAGAGGCATTCGACCTGATCGAGCTGCCCGAGCCCGATGCCGACGACGGGGGTTTCGCCCTATGAACATGCGCGCATTGCAAAAACTGCTTAAGCCCTACCACCGGCGCATCACCAATTTGTTGGCGCGCGGTGTGGTCAAGCTGGTGGATGCTGGCACGCTCATGCAATCCATTCAGGTGTCCGTGCTCGCCGGCGAGCTGCTCGACCAGGTCGAACACTTCGAGCCCTACGGCTTTACCGCGCACCCACACCCCGATGCCGAAGCCCTGGTGGCCAGCCTGGGCGGCAACCGCAGCCACGCAGTGGTCATCAGCATTGCCGACCGCCAATTCCGCCTGCAGAACCTCGCGCCGGGAGAAGTTGCCCTGTACACGGATGAAGGTGACCGCCTTCATTTTCAACGTAATGGCAGCATCCTGCTGCAGGCGGCAAATAGCATCACGCTTGATGCACCGAATGTCTATTTCACCGGAAACGTTCACGTGGCCGGTGACTTAATCGCCGATGGCGATGTCATCGATGGCGTTAGCAGCATGCAGACCATACGTGTGATTTACAACGGCCACACACAAAACGATCCGCAAGGCGGCGTTGTGAGCCCACCATTACAGCAGATGGTTTAAATGGATATCGCACTCTTACAGACAGGCGAAGACTTCGAATTTGACATCGGCATCGATGCGCCCGATCTCAAAACGGACGCCGGTATGCGCACCGCCATTTTGATATCGCTGTTCACCCACCGCAATGCCGAGATCGACGACGACCTGCCAGACGGCGGTACCAACCGGCGGGGCTGGTGGGCCGATATCGTCAGCGACGTGCAGGGCGACAAGATCGGCTCACGCCTCTGGCTGCTCAACCGATCAAAGCAAACACTGGAGACGCTGCTGCGCGCCAAGGAGTACGCCCAGGAAGCCCTGCAATGGCTGCTGGACGACGGCATCGCCGCCCGCCTGGTGGTTGAAACCGAATGGGTCGCACGTGGCACCCTGGGCATCCGCGTGCAAATCTACAAAGCCTACGGCGAGCCGTTCGACCAGGTATTCGAATACAGTTTGGAGGCGCTTTAAATGCCATTTAGCCGACCATCATTAAAAGACATCGTCACCCGCATCGGCTCCGATATCCAGAGCCGCCTGCCGGGCACCGACCCGAAGCTGCGCCACAGTATCCTGGGCATACTGGCTCGTGTGTTCAGCGGTGCCGTTCATGGCCTGTATGGCTATCTGGACTACCTCGCCAAACAGCTAATGCCCGACACAGCCACAGGTATCTGGCTCGAACGCTGGGCCAGAATCTGGAGCATTTTCCGCAAAGCTGCCGTGCCCGCCCAGGGCAACATCGACTGCACCGGAACCAATGGCGCGCTGATTCCACAAGGCTCCACACTACAACGCTCCGACGGCACTGAGTACACAACCGACGCCGACGCCACCATCGTCGCCGGTACCGCCACCGTAGCCGTCACCGCCAGCACCGGTGGCGCCGACACCAACACGGCCGCCGCCAGCACGCTCACCTTCAGCGCCCCCATCGCCGGCATTAACAGCACCGCTACCGTCGACGGCACCGGCCTCATCGGCGGCGTCGATACAGAGTCCGACGACGACCTGCGAAGTCGCCTGTTAAGCCGCATCCAGCAACCACCCCAGGGCGGCGCCGCACACGACTACGTGGCATGGGCGCTCGAAGTGGCGGGCGTCACACGCGCCTGGTGTTACCCCATCGAAAACGGCGCCGGTACCGTCGTCGTGCGCTTCATGATGGACGACGCCTATGTCGATGGCATCCCCCTGGCTGGTGATGTCACAGAAGTGCAAAACTACATCGACGCCCGTCGTCCGGTCGGCCTCGCGCTCAACGGCTTCACCGCCGTCGCGCCCGTGGCCGTGCCGCTCGACTTCACCATCAGCGTTGCACCCGACACCCAGGCCGTGCGCGATGCCGTTGAAGCCGAACTGGCCGACATGATCCGCCGCGATGCCGAGCCCGGTGGCACCATTCGCCTCAGTCGCATCCACGAAGCCATCAGCCTCGCCGACGGCGAAACTGATCACGTGCTCACCGCACCCGCCGCAGACGTGCCGCACACGACCAACCAGATCGCCACAATGGGCACGGTCACCTGGTCATGACAAAAGACGACTACAAGCAACAGCTGATAGCGCTAATGCCCACCGGCGGCATCTGGCCGTCCCACCAGGTGGTAAACAACCTGGCCAGGCTCATCGATGCCCTGGCCGAGGAACTCGCCCGCATCGATGCTCGCGCGCTCGAACTCATGGAAGAAGCCTTCCCCAACACCGCCGTCGAACTGCTGCCAGACTGGGAACGCGTCGCAGGCCTGCCTGGTGCATGCACCGGCGAACTCGGCACACTGCAACAGCGCCACTCAGCACTCATGGGCGTGCTCACCATCGAGCGCAGCCTGTCGCAGCAATATTACATAGATCTCGCACTGCGCCTGGGTTTCGTCATTACCATCGCAGAGACCGCCAACTTCACCTGGCAGGTCACCGCCGCCCAGGACGTCAACGCCGTTTACTTCCGCGTCGACATCTCCGCGATCGGTGATCCGCTGGTGCAGAGTGCAACAAATTTACTCGAATGTGTGTTCCAGGCGTTAAAGCCTGCGCATACTATCGTCACGTTTAACTATATATAGGTAGTAATACTATGGCGCACAGAATCGACAATGCCACAGCTGCAGCTGCTCTTCCCGCTCCCCAGCCGGTCGGCCCAAACCCCGACGGCTTTTTCCAGAACCAGACAATTGTGGATCGCGATTGGGCGAATGCCCTGCAAGAAGAAGTGTGCGGTTTCATCGAGGCCCAGGGCATCATGCTGGATAAAACGGAGCGAGACCAACTGCTGGCCGCAATTAAATTGCAAATAATCGATTATCAATGGATCGAGACTGTCGCACCCACATACGTGGCGGGTAACCAGTTCTCCGTGGCCACTGATTTAACCGCCGAGTTACACTTCGGTCGCCGGGTGCGCTGCCATATAGGGTCTGGCTATGTGTTTGGTACAATTGTCGCATCCAGTTTCAGCGTCGATACCACAACGGTGACTGTTGTGTTCGATGCGGCTGGCGCTATCGATGCCACACTGGACGAAGTGCGACTGTCTATTCAGAGGGCTGATAATAATTCGACGCCGTTTGCGAACAACCTGGTTGTGTCGTATATACACAATCAGGATGCCGTTAATAAATTAGAGTTCACGGACGGTGCGTCAGGGTTCCGGCCGAAAATAGATCAAACAGGCGAAAATGTCGGCGTCGAGATCGAGCAAGTGACTCTTCATAACGGTCAAGTGTTTGCCAATATTGTTAACGCCGATCAATTTTTTGGTGAAGGAGGCACATCGGATGCTATTACGGGCTCAACGTCTGGTCCGCAATCTGCCGGTGTGCATGGACGCAATATAACGTTAAGCCTTATAAGTACGCCTGTTGGGGTGCGTGGGACAGCGGACAAAGATACGGGTTATGATTTTTATGCCTCCGGCGCTGGTATAAACTACGGCCCATTTACAGGCGGTCACGATGGATTGGTTGAGGCAAATGCCATATTTGATGCTGGCGACATCATAGTCGACGTAAGACTGGCTCACAGGCACAACATTTCAAATACCATATTTATAAATGAGTTGTCTTCAGCCCCTGTTCAGAAAGCCGTGGTTGGTGTAGCAGTAGGACCCTCACAGCCGCTAGGTTTTTATAATACCCCGGCCGCACTTCAAAAAATGGATCCCAGAGAATATATGGATCTGGCAGAACAATATGACCGGTTCGCATTTAATGCGGTGGGTGAGGGACAGGTTAACGTCTGTGGCGAAGGTGGAGACATATCGGCTGGTGACTTGATTGTGACATCGTCAATACGTGGTAAGGGTATGAAACAGCAGGATGATATTGTTCGTGCTCACACCGTCGCCAAAGCCCGCGAGAGCGTGTCATTCGGCTCGCCAGATGAGGTGAAACAGATCGCCTGCATTTATCTCTGCGGCTGATCTGAAACAGATCAGTGGCTAGCCAGGCAGCATGCAATATAATAATATCTAAATCTTAGCTAAAACGGATTTAGTATGTTGAACTTTAAGAAGTTGATAATAATTTTACAAATATCAGCATTATTACTGACTCATGTTGCGTGCGGGGCAGAGTACAGACTGATTGTGCCAACCGTTTCAGCCCATATCGGGGGCTATGATGTATACACGGTGGTTGATGGTTCTACTACAGAGAGCTTTGGGTCGTTTTCAAGCCAGATGGTCACGGGTCAATCTGCCGGTGGTAATGTTGCAAGCGCCGATT